TATTTTTCAGGATGAAGTCGTTCCTCAGCTAGTGTACGAATTTCCTCATCAGTTAACTTCAAAATATTCTTAGCAATATATGGTTTGGAAAGGAAATCAGGTACACTAAGACCCATGTTATTAACTATATCAAAACGAGCCTGCATTACTTCAAATTTAATAAGCTCACTAAAATTATTATCTTCATTCCATATAAATTTAATATTAGCAAGAACATCTTCAATATCATCACCGCTAACAATATTACGAACTACTAAATGTGTACGAAGCATATCTTTAAATAAACCGTTTTCAATACGACGTCGATAATAACGAATTGTTTTATAAAACGCTAATTCATCAGCAGTAATATCTGCTGCATGACTATGAGGTACATTTCCACCTTCTTTCGCTAATCGTCGTGAATAAGGTACACCTAAAGCTCTCCATAATTTTTTATAGAAATAATCAAGGTCTGATATCTCACCAAGATTTTGTGCCCCTGAAAGAGTACTAACTTCTGTTGATGCTTGACCGTTTCTTCGTGGTAACCAAAAATCTTCTATCATAGCCATAATATCGGCATCAGCATTTAAACTACCAGTTTCAGGATTATAACTTTTTTCTATACGATATTGTCTAATTAACTCTTCCATATGTTCTTCTGCTTTTGAAGGTGGAAGATTACCAACGTCTATGTAGAAAACGCGTCGTTCAGGAGCACGTGTAATACGATATATAAGTATTGAATCTTCAAGTAATTTTAACTGATTAGCTACTTTTAATGCTTTATGCAATAATGATATTGGATAATTACGAGTTGGGTGATATTTTCCAGAATCTACAAATGTAACTAGATAATCGGGTATCTGTAATTTATAACCAGCATTAATTTGTAACGTTGCATATGGCGCATCCATTAAACCAAAACGTTGTTTATCTAAAGTTGGATAGGTGAATACATAGTAGCTATCAACTTGGCGTTTCAGTTTGGTGTACATATCAGTTTGGAAAAGCGTCATTTTTGTCATATACAACGGATCAAGAACATTCACATCAATTATACCGCGACTTATGTAATTAGCATCAAATACTTTCTCAATTGGTAAACAACCATCAATAAGATATTGAAGCACAAAACGATAAGCATTATTATCAAAATCAAGAAGATTTAATATATACTGAAACTCTTCAATAATTCGTTCTTTTAATGTTTTTGTAAATAATGTACTGTCAATAAAATCAAGCTTCACAATATTTGGATTTTCATCATTGTATACAACAATAGATTGCACATATTCATCTAGAGCATCACTCACTTCTGGTAGCATTGAAATTGCACGATATCGCTCTATAGCTTGTTTATGATTAGTATCATTAACATCAGTTTTGAAATAATTAGATAATGAAGCGAAAAATGAATCAATTTTAACTGAACCACGAGCATTGAACCAGTCGCCAAACGATGTACTAGATTGTTGTGTTGGTTCGGGTGGTGCAATAAAGTCTTTTTGTTTTTGAAACTTGTCGTTTTCGACTTTACGTTCAATTTTATTTGCAGCTATATCGTGCGTCTTAAGACGTCGTAAAAAACCAAAATTTGGTAAAAGATTTTTTAATGCTGCAAATCCTGATTGAGATTTGTTATCCACGAATTACTCCATAAAATTTATATTATTGTTATTTATTATTTTTATTTCATTCGAAAATATCGTATATGTTCAATTATACGAGGTTCAAATTGCATAATTGCTGTACCAACAAGTTCAATACCTTGTTTTTGTGTTATTGGTTTTTTTCCAAACGAGTTTTTCGGTTTCATCATAGTAAAAATTGTATTTAATACTCTATGTAATAATTCATTACTGGAGGAAAGATCGATATCACCACCAATCATTAACCCCGCCGGTTTAATATACAGGTGTTTATTTACATAAATTAATGTTAGTAAAGAAGAAGATAACACCAATGGACTTTTGAAAAATTAAGCTTTTACAACGTCAGGAAAAGTATCCATATAAAGCCGTTGTATAGTTTTTTGATCGTTAATATTTTGTTGTTTAGCTTTTTCTTCTACTTCATTAATTTGTTGTTTAATTTTTGTAACTATATCATTAAATAACGGGTGCATTATTTTGTATCCACTCCTCTGTTAATATTATAAACTTTATACCACTTTTTTCACAAAATTTGCGTGTTTGTATCCATTTTGCTTCATTAATAGCATAAGTAGCAAGTTTTGCTAAATACCCTTTTGTTTTTCTTTTCACAGGTTTTGGCGGCATTGTTTCGTCTTTCGGTTTAATCTCCACTATAGCTTGTTCAATATCACCATTTTTATTCAAAAATTTAATCCAGAAATCAGGATAATAATTAGCGTTTATTCCTTCTTCACCTTTCATTACTTTAATAGGATTACAATATGGAATGACTATGCACTCACTAGCCCATTGGAGTATATTTGGATTACTATCACACCATACCATAAAACGATACTCTAATTTTGAACGATAAATGATGTTATCAATATTTGCACCGACATATTTTTCCTTATTCGCTGGTGTATATATTCCTTTATATGAACAATGTTTACCCATAATTACTTATCCATGTAGATTTTTAAGATATTGTACCCATGCTGTTGAGAATGCAAAAGCATACCCCAAATTGAGCAAAGTTGAAACATCTATCTTTTGTTGTGCTGCCCAAACAGTGCATACCAATGTCGCAAGAGTCGCCGTATCTAAAGCCATAACAGCATTTTTACCACTTCCAGGTATACCACTTGATTGAACCGCTGTCATTGCTGTTTGTTCAATAATAGCAGCAGCCGCAACTAAACCTGATAAAAAATATGTAAATGAACTTTCTGGCTGTAAAAGAAAACTTTTCTTCACTTTAAGCGAAGCAGCAACAACTGTTGCACCACCATCACTAGTTACATTGCCATCTACTGTACCAGTTAGTTCAATCTGTGCAGCACGAATACTATATACATTCGCAACTAATAGCATCTCTTCCAGTGCAATAGGATCAGGTGCTGTTATTTTATTTCGTGCAAGACACGTTAATAACGTTTCCATGCTTTATAAATCACCCAATGCATATTTTTCATTACCCCTGTAGAAACACATGGCTCTAAAGAAAATATATTACATGCATCTTGTAATGTACTAAATTCATATGGCATTATTTTATAATTGAACACCTTAAATTTATTTTCTGAAAACTTAGCTACTGTGAAAAAATGTAGTGTGCGAATATCAATTCCATCCATTGCTAATATAATATAAACCTCATCGATAAATATTTGTTCAATTAGATACATATACCATATAAACGCAGCATCGTCGCAATCTTTACCCATAAAATAGTTACCATCATTACCTATATAAAAATAATAATTGGGATCTTCAAGTGTATAATCTAGTAAACCAAATAAAGGATCTGGTTTATAATTAATCGGCACCATCATTGCATTAAACACATTAAGAGGTTGATTTTTAATTTTGCTCCAATAATCACACATAGGACGAGCTAATACAAAATGTTGCATAATCTTCCAAAATATTGGTGAATATATTTTTCGTATATATGTAAATATTTTAAGTAAAAATGTTAACATTGTTTTTTCCTCTCTAAAATATTTATCCTATTCCATTAAACAATTCATAATGTGGTAAATCTTTTTTACCATTAGGCATATAAACGTTACCTAACCAACGAAGTCTAATATTCTTTTGTGCTGCTATTGTGGTTAATACTTCATAAAGTTCATTTATACCGTTTAAATTAGATGTTCCACCTTTACGAGGAACTATATCAACAGCAGGGCTAGGATATGTATTGTGAAGACTTTTCTTCGTATATCCATCACACGGAGTAAGTTTTTGTTTAAACAAAGAATATTGATATTCAGGAGAACGATATCCTGATGTAATAATGAAATCATATCTTTTAATTGCTTCATTAAGAATATCTTGAAGTTTAGGATGAAGATCCTTCAATTTTTGCAGGCTATCTTCATCAAACTTTGCATATTTAACATCACGAAGAGGATACTTCTTCTCAAATTCACTTTGTGTTGTATCAATTTTTATAACCTCATCAGTTTCTTCACTTATTATTTTTTTATATTGTTTATCCATTTCTATAGCAAAAGTAACATCTTCTTCACCATCACGTTCTATTAATGATTTCAATTCCTCTTCTAATTCTTTTTTTGTCGCTGTGAAGTTAGCAGCACTACCTGTTATTCCTTGACTTGAAGAAGGTGTATCAGTATATGGATTTATAGGTTGATATTGAATAGAATTCTTAAGTATACTTTTAAGTTGTTCAAATTGAAGAGGTACTGATGTTGGTAAACCTAGGTTTCCTGTATGTGTATGTGTAGCAAGCCACCACATTAACGCATTACCTAAAACAGCAACATCGCTATCTTGTGTTGTACCTAGTACAATTTGCGATGGAAGTAACTTGATATATTCACCACAAGGCATAGTAATTAATAATTCATTACGTGATGTTTTAATTACATTATTATTTTTATCTTTAATTAATATTGAACTTTCACTATCATCTAATTTTATACTATTTCCATCTTTGCTTGTTATTTCAATAAAATTATCATGTATGTGTATAACATGTCCATTGTTTTTAGTTATCTTTATTTCCTGTTCATTTACTTCAACATGATTATTCCATCTATCATGTATTACTTTATTTTTACCTGGTGTAAAATCATCGCGTTTATCAACACGTGTTACCAATATACCAAAATAAACCGGTCGTTGATAACCCTCATCTTCAAAAAACACACGTACCCAATCATCTTTATCTGGTACATCAAAATCACCATAAGAACCGTTATTTTTTCCTGAGGTAATAGGTATACAAGGTTCAGCCCACGGTAAACATTCATCAGGTACTAAAGAATAATCATCGTCACCTGGCATTGGATGTATGCCAACAACACGCACTTGTACACGTCTACTGTTAAGAGGGTCGTTATTATTAACAACTAACGCTTTAAAAAATATTGGTTTTCTATCCATTATGAACCTATAGCTACTAGTTGCTTTTTCGATAAAAGACCGGAAGCTTTACCTACAGAATCATCGATATTTATTGAGTCGCGAACTGCTACAATAGTGGTTGTTAGTGATAGTTGTCTATTTTGTCCTGTTGAAACTTGAATGCGATGTGTTATCTGTCCGGTAATCCATATACCAGAAAGTCCATCTACTGTTTCAATTAAACCGGGTATATCAATTTGGAGAAATTGACCTAGTTGAAGGAATAGCATTCCGTTTGTTTCAAATTTTAATTTCATATCCTGCATCATATTTTTCTGTATATGATACATTGAAAATTGATTTTGAAGATGTGGAAATTCTCTGTATTCTGCGTTATTGTTATATCTAAAATAGGATAATGTTTCACTATCAAATAGCGTGTATTTGTATAGCGTATAAACTTTATCAATTATTTTTGTTATATCGGAAATTAGCGTTTTCATTGTTTTATTTTCATAATCAAATACATATATCTGATTACTAAAATCGTCTGCTTTAAAATGGTCGTCTATATCATAACCGCGAATAAATTCATAGTTATATATAACATTCATTGGTATACGTGAACGAACACGCTCCTCTAAGGAATTATCGTTAATATCATTTTCATCGCTGTTTTGTGCTATTGTAAACTTAAATGGCATTATAGGTCGATTTTTGAATGTATGTAAAAATGTGTATTTTGAAACGAAATTTAAACCGGTTATATCTTCAAAAAATAGAAAAATATCACCAGATTTAGTTAGAGCAAATTGTTTTAAATATTGTATTGTTTGATATAAAGACCACTGTGGTATGATAAAATTTTCTATTTTATCATTTTCATTACAAGGCTCAATAAAATACTTATCACCTATGTTGCCAAATAATTTTTTATCACTTAATAATTCCTGTAAAATTTCTGATACTGTTTTCTTACCTACAAATCCTTTTTTTACTTTTCGTTCACTGTGATAACCAAAATACGACCACAATTCCATAGTGTATAAATCATTCTGTATATCAACCGGATGAAAACTTTTTACTATACCGTAAAAATATAATATGTTATTAGTCATATCATTTATCATAATAGATACATGATGAGCACCACCAATGTAAAGCTGGTTAAATAAACGTTTCTCTTTGTCTAATAATATAATTTCTGCTGAAGCAAAATGATTTAATCTATATGTTATTGATTTTATTTCTTTAACTAGATGAGTAATATCAAAAGTTAGACCACTATTATTAAAAGTGATACTAAGAGAAAAAGTAAAATTAGAAGTTAGATTTTTTGAAAGAAAAAATTGCTGATTACCTGTTCCAACCATTATTACTCCACATCATCTTCTGTTATACGGCTTGAAGCTAACACATTATTTTCACTTTCTTCAACAGAACGATAATTAATTTCTATCTCCTTAATAACAGTAGTTTCATGTATTGTAGGATAAATATTCCCTTCTAAATGGAGATTAAAACTGTAGCGAAGAATACGGTCTCCTTTTACATCAAACTCACTTTGATAATTTTGTGTAGCATTATCAATTATTAGTCGACAGTTGCGCCCAACATCTAATAATGGTACTTCATAAACGAATATATTATATGATTGTGTATTGAATAGTGATAAAATTTGTTCAAGCAACTGGTTCATTTCATTTTCATATTTAGTCCATATATTAAATGTGTATGGAAATTTATACGGTACCGCAGATGAAGCCCATTTTTGGATATAATTTTGAACTGCTGGTGAATATTTCTTCGTGCCTTTTATTTCTATATTTTTATTCATTTGCCGTTTACCATCATAAATTGGCGCACCACGTGAAAATGATATTTTTGGAAGTATTGCAGAGATATTATAATCTTGTGGCAATGTATCATATTTTCTAAGATACCAGTGTAATTTTGGTGTCCAGACTAGTGGTACTTTTATTTCATTTATCTGCTGTTTCGTTTCACGATTATATTGTAATACCCAAAAGTCATTAAACAATTTACCCACTGCAATATCGTAGGAACGTATTGTGTTATTAAAGAAAAATCTCATATAAAACCTCTTAAATATTGTTAACAATAAATAAATATAGCTAAACATATTTATGCGTTTTAGTAATTATTAACATTTTAACGGAGTTTTACCTTGAAAAAGAACATGACAGCGTTTGATTTAATTAAGAAACTTCGCGAACTTCATGCATCGCAAGTTCAAACTAAACCTAAACAGCAAACTACTGATACTGCTGATACTACTGATACTGCTGATACACCACAAACAAATCTATCACAACAGTGTATAAACCAACAGCCGCAACAAATTGAACAAGAAAAAAAAGAAAACGAACCTATTAAAGAGGAGGATGCAGTGATTAACTTTAACGAAAACAACAAAGAAGAGAAAACAATTAAAAAGGCTTCAGATGGTTTCATTGAAGCACCTGAACTACTTTCAGAAATGAAAAAGAAGTCAGCTAAACGCAGAGGACGTCCAAAGAAAAAGGACGAGAATACACCGGATGAGTAAAAAAGAAAATAAATCACCTATTTCTGCTATTCAAATTCTACAGCAGACAGCTGAACAAATGATTGATGAACTATCTGTGCCTAACGAAACTGAAGAAAAGAAAAGAGAAATTCTTGAACGTATTACTAATCTAATTGATGATACTATTAAGAAATTTAAAAATAATGAACTTTCAATAAGAGAGTTTACTAAAAATGAAAAAATTGAACTTCTAGAAAAAACAAAACTTGCTGTTCAAGAATTTTTAATTCATATTCTTTCATCTTCTAATCCTTCTGCTAAATCATATGAAGCATTAGCATTGTTAATAAAAGTGAACGCTGAATTAATTCGTAATATAGAAGAAACAGAAGGTGTTATTTCTGTACAAAATGGTCACGTTGTGCAGCAAAAACCAACAGGTGATTCGAATCAAAGCATAATAATTGCGCCTAGTGAGAAAATGCTTGAAAAAATTATAGAGCTTCGTCATAAAAAGAAACAAGATATACCTGCTACCGATTCTTAATAAAATACATGCTATAAAATGAGAAATCAAACTCTCGCTGATATTCAATTAAAAAAAGCAAAACAAGAACAACGAAAACTAGACCAATTTCTCGCCGAAGTTCAAGATTATTTTGAACTTATTTCACAAGAAGATGAAAATGAAAATTTAGAACGAGAACAATACTGGATAGAGCGAAATAAACAAGGCAATTCATTACCAGATATTCATTTTACAGCAGAAGGAAATGAGATATCTTTTGAAAAAGATCCAAATAAAAAACCGGCTAAATGTAATCTTCCTCTTACACAAGATCACATAGATGAATATACATATTGTGAATACCATCCTATTTATACAATACGCAATTATTTTAAAATAGTTAATGTCGACCAAGGCATTGTAAATTTTAAATTATACGATTTCCAGCAAGAACTAATTCGAAAAATTTTCAGATATAATCGTGTACTCACACTACAAGCGCGGCAAAGTGGAAAAACTTCTACTGCTGGTGCTGCAATACTATATTATTGCATCTTCAATAAAGATAAAAATGTAGGTATTATTGCAAATAAAAAAGCAACTGCTAATGAAATTTTAGATAGAATTAAATTGATGTATATACATTTACCTATGTGGCTTAAACCTGGTATTATTAAATGGAATGAAAGTACTATTGAGTTTGATAATGGTTGTAAAATATTAACATCTGCTACCACAGCATCATCAATACGTGGTCGAAGTTTAAGTTTCCTTTATATTGATGAGATTTCATTCATTCCTAAAAAGATGTGGGATTCATTCTATAAATCTACATTTCCTGTTATTTCATCTTCAAAACTTGCTAAAATTGTATGCTCCACAACACCAAATGGAAAGGATCATTTTTACTATATGTGGCAAGACGCAATTAATAAAAGAAGCGATTTCGTAACGCATCTTGTACGTTGGTATCAAGTGCCTGGTCGTGATGAAGAATGGAAGAAAAAAGCACTCGCTGAACTAGGTAATAGTGAAGAAGCGTTTAGACAAGAATATTTATGCGAGTTTATCGGTGCATCTGTTGAATATATTTCTCTTGCTCGTTTAGAGCAATATGAAAAAATGTATACCAAACCAATAGTAGTTGATAGTAATCTTAAAATAAACATTTTTGAACAACCACAAAATAAACATAGTTATGTTATAGCTGTTGATGTAAGTGAAGGTAAAGGCCTTGATTACCAAGCTTTAGTTATAATTGATTGCACTAAAATGCCACTAAAAGTTGTTGCCACACTAAAAAATAACAAAATTGATACTATACAATTTGCTTCTATCATATATCAATTAGCACTTAAATACAACGAAGCGTATATAGTTATAGAAAACAATTTTAGCGATGTTGCAAAAGATTTATGGTATAATTATGAATATACAAATATTATAAACTTGAACCTTAATAAACAAGAAAATAGACAAGGCAAATATTTTGACATAGGTCTTCGTACTACACCTAAAACTCGTCGTATAGGTGAAGAATATTTCAAACATCTAGTTGAAAATGATAAGATTTTACTTAATGATATTCAGATTATTAAAGAACTTAATAACCTAGAATATAATGAAGCACGTAAACGATTTGAACCACGGGACACACAAATTAATGATGATTTATGGTCAGCGTTAAAAAGCTTTTCATATATAGCTAAAACAATGTTCTTTGAAGCAATGTTAAAAAACGGTACACCATTACAATTATTTAAATTAAATAGTGAAGAAGAACAAAGCATACAAGACAATTTATCTCACATTATTAAACCTGTAATTATTGAAACATCTTCTAATAATACGAAGAAAAAATTCAAAGATACTGTTGAAAAGAAATGGGAACGGTGGATTTAATTGTCTAAAAACAATAAATAAAAATAACACACTCTATGGTAAATATTAAATATGCAACTTGTAACACAGTATGAGAAAAAATGAAAACAAGTAAAGAGTGGGGATCGTATACCAAACACATTAACACATTAAAAAAAGGAGTTTTTCATGTTGTCATCCACACTCAAATCGCCTTGGTTTTGGTTAGCAATTACTTTTCTTTGTTTACTTGTTATTATAAGTTCTTTAATTTTAAAGTTTAATTTATTTAATAGTAACTCATTTGTTTTAATAGGACCGGTTATTGCAGGTTTTAGTTCATTAGTAGGAACATTAGTAAAATTTCATAGTAATTTTAAACAACATATACAGGAAATAAAACTCTATGTGGAGAAAGCTATGTTAGATATTAAACAAAACACAGACGAAAAAATTGGAAAGGCAAACAGCGAATTGGCTAAAAAACAAATTGAGTATCAAAATAATTCTTCAGAATTTTTACTTGATACTCTCATTAAAGTAGAACGAAACATTCTTGAAGAAGTTCGACGTACTAAAAATGATATTGCTGAGCAATTTGAACAAATGGATGATAAATTATCAAAAGTTTCTAATGATGTATCTAAACTTCAAGATAGTGTCTTTAAAATGGAAGAGTGTAAAACGAAAAAAGAGTTTTGGGCAAAAGAATTTGAAAAAGATTGGGATGGATGTAAAGCTCATATTAAACTATTAAATGATGAATCTGTTTACAGCGGTGCTGTTGTTATAAAAGAAGAATTTATGGATTTTGCTAATGATATATTAGCATGGGATCTTTGTGCTGAATCTGCTTCAGAAAAAGAAATAATAATTAATCGTATAGTTGAAAAATTTGATGCAATGATTGCTTCGTTACAACGTCAACTTATCACAATAATTAAACCAAAGCATTATGAACAATACATACTTTTAAATAAACCAAATGAACTATCGTTTAAAATAAAAATAGAAAAAAGTTTCCATGAAAATATAATTAATAATGTATATAAAAATACATTTAATTTTAGTTCACAATATCTCAATGAAACACTCAACACATATGTTGCGGCTTATTTAAAATCAATTAATTCGGATAAATTATAACAAATGGCTCTTCGTGATGCAACACCATTAGAAAAAGCGATAACACAGAAAATTCGCTCAAAGATGCCTTCTATTACCACATTAAAAAAAGTATTAATTGAAGATATTAATGTAATTTTAGATTTTGGTAATGGAATGAAGAATGATTTAATTTTTATAACAATTGATTGGAACGCTATTACACCTGTTCAATTATTGATACCGCGAATAATGTTTCCTAAATTTGAACGTGGTTATATAGTTTCAAATTTTAAACAAAAACGACAAATCGATATGATGAGGACAATTGGTTTATTTTATGATATTAATTTTCTTACATCAATTAAACAGCTAATTGTTCAATCTCAATCTACAAATCAATAATTATTCTTCATATTGTGGTAAAAACGATGTTTGAATACCATCTATAATAGATGTTTTATTCTTCTGACATTCTTTTGCAACAATATTAAGAATCTTAAGCTGCGTTTCTGTCATGTTCTTTACACCGATAAACTCATTTACTCTACTTCCTAGTTTAATAATGTATTTATAGAAACAGAGAACAAACCAATAAGGGTGCACTTTTTTTATATTTTTAAAATCAAGAACTGGACGCTTTTTAATTTTGAACAATTCTAAAATTAGATTAGAAATCATTATAGCGTTATCCATATCATCTAGCACACTTTTATCTTCTGCATATACATTTAGTTTTTGTAAAGGAATTATTTTATTCTTTAGATTGGTCTTGTTCTTCATCTTTATTGCCTATACTTGATTTTATTTTTTCATAATTTTCAACTGTTGATTCAATACATTCTGCATAATTTTGCCATGCTGCAATATGTCTTTCTTGCATTTTTACATTGGTGGTTATTACTTTAAACAACTCACCTTCAGTCTTAGCGTTTTCAGAAGACATAAATTGTTTTTGCAATTCGCTGTAGTTTTCTGGTTTACTACAAGCAAATGTTGGTACAATTATCTCAGGTTTATATATGGGCGCACATTGACTACAATCACTTCGTTTACAACAACTTCCTATCAATAGTAGTATTACTATAAAAAATATTTTTTTCATTAATGTTACTCTTCCTAGTTCACTTTTTTAATAAATTTGTTTTTTAACCAATTTAATACTTCTTTTACACCAATATCATAAAACACTATACTCATTACAGAAACAACAATACTAGTAGCAAAGTAACTATCATCTAATGGTTTAACGACTCCTAGTTGACACAATGTAAACGTTCCTGTAAAAGAAAATACTATTACCATTACTATTAAAAGATTGCGAAATACGATACCTGAAATTCCTTTTGAAGGATTCTCTCCTTTACCTAAACAGATACCTTCTGTAATATCTTTGAATAAACTTACAAACACATTTACCAATATTGCTAAACCAAAAAGAACAGGATTATTTATAAGTGTTGTAATTATTATTTCCATTTATTTCTTTACATATGAATATTTTCCTTCAATTATACCTGATTCATACTCTTCCGCTGCTATTTTAATTATCATATTTAAAATATCGTTTTTTTCTTCATTCGTTAATGGACGTCGTGTATTTTTCAATATATCCATTATAGTATTAAAATAAATATAACCTGTTTGACTGTGCAACATTTCTTTTTCTTCTGTTTCATTCAGTCTTCTGCGCATTATTTTTATCCTCCTTATCCTGTTGACATTGTACACATATTATTATCCATTCTTCACCTTGGCGAACAAGTACTTTACTACATTTATGAACTGTACAATACCAGTCTTCTAACTTTATCTTAAAACTATGCAAAACGTGGTTTTCTATATCTTAACCTGCTACGTCTAATCCTTCTATACATGCGTCTTTCCTTAATAAGTTCGGATATATCACTTCTTAGCTTAACCTCACCAGAGATTAATTCTTCTTTTTCAGTTATAGCAGAAAAACCAATGTAGTTATATCCGCTATCTATACCAAGTGTAACGGGTTGAGTATAATTAGTAGTTTCATATAGTAGCTGAATAGTAAAGGGTTTAACTCTAACAACTTTAGCAAGCCCTTGCTTTAATAAACGTCTAACCTTACCGTGTCTTTTCGTAGGCATTAAAGGTTTACCTTCAATAGATAATACATAAACCATGTTAAACCTCCTTAAAGGTTAAGTCAGGCTAAAGCCTGTTAGTCCACATCGACAATGTTATGCAGGGTTTTTTGGTAGTAGCACTTCTCCTACCCCTCAGAGATGTTTAACCACTACCCGCAGAGCATGGAACTTGTGGAGTATCCCATGGTGCCTATATATTCCTGCATAACGTAGCCCGATAGGGAATATTCCCCCTGGCTGAGTCTAATCAACTATGGCTTGTTCTTCACAAGCCCCCGCCTCTATAGGCGGTGGGTAGTTGACATCATCTAATTAAACAATGATAAAATTTCAGCACCTATGGTGCCATCAGCAGATTCATCAATATCAACTTTAGTAACTTGCTCTTCTTCAGCTATTGGTTCATCTTCTTCAACAACATTTGAATTATCTTCCTGAACCTTTTCACGTTGAGTAAAATCTTTTATATTAACATTATACAGGCCCTGGTTTAATAAGAATCCAGTCATTGCTAACCCAAGCATATGTGCCTGATGTATCTTTAAAGATAAAGACACTTTATCTTTGCTTCCATCTGGTTTAATATGTATTGCAGACAACACAACAAATATAGTATCTTCAGTCTTCTTATTGCAATGCACAGAAAACATTTTGGATTCTGATGGTTGCTGTCCTCTAGATGCATGAAAGAATGTGTATAATTCACTCTTCTTTCCATTCTGATTCTGTTCAGTAAGCATATTGTCCCATCTGTAGATATAAAATGGGTCTGCTAACATAGACAATACTGCAATTTCTTCATTGGTCAACTTCAATACAATTGAATTCTCCCAATCAAACACTCTTGTTCCTTTGATTATTGGTTTGCTCATATCAATATTTGGATTGAGTGTTTTAGCTATTCTTAGATATACTGTTGGTTTAAAAACACGTCCAGTATAAATATAATTACCATACTGATCCTTAATTATATTACCACTCTCATCTGATACAACTTCATATGATGCACGACTAACAATTCTTACAGCAGCTTGCCTTGCATTATTAGCACTAAAGATAGTGCTCTCCTTAATAATAAACATTAATTCTTCCTCCTTATTTTATAATAATTTTGTTGATAATGATGCTTTGTAAATAACTTAAAATGTAATTTTTAGTCCACACCCCCTTAAATAAGTTTTAAATGTGTTAGCTGTTATAGTTTCAAAGCTCTTTGGTTCATATAAATCTTCCTTGCCTTCATACAGATGATAGAACAATCTGTATCTCTCATCAGGATTATCAGCCTTGATACTTAGGAACTCCTTAATTGTATCATAAGCTTCATAAGCAAGCAAGGCCCAAACTTCCATTTCTCCAAATCTGTGTGCATCTGTTCCTGCTGGAGCTTGTTCATGTTTGCCATATTCTCCAACACTTCTTCCAAATATCTTATGATCTGGTTCATGCTCAAGTCTCATCATATACATATATCCAACTGAGCAATCTGTGATTTCTCCATTTCTGAGTGTGACTTTTTCAGTATAGTCAACACCAGCATATTTCATTAACTGATCCAGTTGATCATATGTGCATGATTCAAATGGTGGTTGAATTATAACCAATCCATTAGTCTTAATATCATTTACAAGATTCTGCTTCTGCTCATCTGTCAATGATATTATGTATTCATACATCTTATCTGTATATTGTTTGTCTTTTGTATTATCAACTATAGATATAAACTCAATACATTTATTCAGAAACTCATCTGTATCATCAATATTTCTAATCTTATTTACAAATGCTTTCATTGCCCAGGTCATATGAATTTCAAACAATTGGCCAATATTCATTCTACTAATCACACCAAGTGGATTTAATATTACTTCCAATGGTGTGCCATCTGGTAACTTTGGCATTTGATCATCTGGCAATATCAATGATATAACTCCTTTGTTACCATGTCTATTGGACAACTTAGATCCAATTATAGCTGGTCTGGTATTAATTATTGTATAATCTATAGTGCATGTTTTAGCTTTTATATTCCTTGTATAATATGTGTAACAGTATTTTGTTTTATATTTTTTATAGTTTGGTGAATTAGCAAATATGACATTCTTTATCTTATCTCTCTCTTTATGCTTTTTAAGTGTACCATTTAACCACTTATTCATTAACAAACTTTTTGTATATACTTTTCTTACTTTAATATTGGAGAAGAATATACCATCTGATGGTGATAATACATCTTTATAACATGGAATCAATGAAGATATATTCTCTATATCTGCTATACTTATTCTTAATATGGGTTGACCCTTCTTGACTGGATAACCATTCTCTATGATTGGCTGATATCTGTCTTCTAATAAGCTCACCAAGATATCATTATCAATTTCTATTCTATCTTGAGTAATTTCTCTATAACTCAACTTCTTGGCAGCAGATTCTGATATTATTATTGAATCTTCAAAGTTCCATCCACTACTTAAGAATCCAACCAAGAGATTAGTACCTAACATTAGTTCACCAGTATTAGGATTAATAGTATTGCTACTACAGGCTAACACATCACCTTTTTTAAATGAATCTCCTTGATTTATTTGTGCATATAATGTTTTATCAAATCCCTGATATCCTCTATATTGAATATTGATTACATCATCACTACCATCATTATACTTAATATAAATAATATCATCATCTTTATATACACATTTACCATCATCTTTGGCTCTAATCATATATGATGTGTAATCAACATATGCTGATTCATATCCAGATTTAATAAGTGGAGGTTCTGGATTATTTAATGCAATAGCTTGTCTCATTTGGTTGCATGCCATTTCCACTCTAATGCAATCATTTTTATTTAGAAATGGTATTTGCTGTTCACATATGGATAATATATAGTCATCATTATCATTTTTAAGTTTACCTTTAACAAGTTTTGCTTCTGGCACAATGTGTTGACTTATACCTATAGATTGTCCAGTTGGTGTATCTATTGCAGATATCACTCCAAGATAACTATCATGCAGATTTCTAACTTTGGAATTGCTACTTTCTTTTTTAATTCCACCAGGTCCATTGTATATTATTCTTGACATTAAAGACAATTCACTAAGTGGATTTAGTGTATCATCTAATATACGTCTCTGATCTGTATTTAATATATCCACAAATGAATTGTCATATATCTTGCTAATTTCTCCAATCTTGTTTTTAGAATATTGTTTATTAAACTTATATAATAACCAATTCAATCTGACTATACGTTTTGATATATCATTTATCTCCCTTTCAGGTATATTAATGCTTACGTCTGGATTAGTATAAATACTGTAGATTAAATCCATCATTGTAAATGGATTATCTAACCATTCACAAGTTTGAGCATAATCTTTAACATTAAGAAGACTGACAATGTTATCAAGTTTATTCCCATACCAAGCATGCAAATAACTGATACCATTTTGATTCTTGGCTTTAAATACATTGGATGCAAATGATTGATAATGTTTGGATAACATATTTGAAAATGGTTTTAATAGTTTCATGATTTTCTCATTACAGTTAGATGCATCAATTGATATGTATTGATTATCTTTATATGGAATATTGATATTAGATGATACTGGATCTGTAACTATTGTCCATTCAGATATATTGAGTTTGTGCATTGATGATTCTATATTCTTCTCACCATCTAATATCAGTAGCATAATTGGCACATTATTATTATTTATAGTAAAGTATTTAAACTCTATATCTAATACAAGTGTGACATATGTATTGTGAAGAACAACATTCCCTTTCTTTCTAAATAATGCTGGATCTGCTATTTGAAATAATGGCATCCATCTAATACCACCAGATACAAAAGATAATGTCTTATCTGTATCTGGTATATATATCTTCTCTTTATTACCATCTGGTGATTTCAATATCCATTCATAAAAGTAAGATGGATATGTTGGATCAGACAACATATAGTTTGTACTTACAATTTCATACCCCAAATCATTTAACATGTCTTTTACATGTTTGATTATATTATCATATTCTTTTAATCTATAATCAAATATATTATCTTGTACACCAGTGCTATAGATTAAGTTATTCAACTTTTGTCTCCTTATTGATTAAATTCAAAGAATAAGAGAGATCTAAGTAAACTGCTTTCTTTAATATCAACTGGCTCCTTATCAGCCACAAATCTCTTAAGATAATAAGAGAATCTCTCAAATGCTAATGCTTGTTCTGGCATTTTGGATATCACTTTATTAATACCTAATAGCTTATATCCATTGTCTGACTTGCGATATGGTATCTCATGGTTGAATTCATCTCTTGCTAACATTGCCAATATACATTCAAAATGCACAAGATCTATAGATGCATATACATCATAGATATCCAGTATATTATATAGATAATCAGATAATAGACAATCTTCTTCTGGTTTATTAAGTAATGATGATACCAAATTTACAGCAGATACAATATCTTTTGCAGCCAACTCAATTGTTGCCAATCTTTCTCCAGCATCAAATACACATTCTATCCAATCTTCATAATCATGTGCATCACATGATGGTAGTAGTTCAAATGTCTCATAATTGTCCAAGAAAAAACATTCTTCATTAAAATTAAATTCAATAGTATCATCATTATATATTCTAAATGCTCCACTTTGTTTAGCAATCAAAGTATTATCAGTTTCATCAATATATAGATACTTATCTAGTTTACCAAGTTGTGGAGATACAGATCCACTTGTATGTTTAGTTCTTAATGTTAACTGTGTTGTTCTTTCACCAAGACTTTGTGCTGCTATTATACCAATATTATGAGATTTGTGTACATCATATAATTGTCCATAGCATGTTTGACATATGCCATCAGCAGTACATGCAATTGGTGATCTTAAATTTATCACTTTGTTGACTATTATAGAAGGATCTGTAATAAGTCCATATTCTTTAGTATATCTACCAACTAACAATTTGGCAATACGTTCATCTCTAACATATAATTCAAAGTATTTGGTATTATTTAATTCTTTATGACAATTCTTTACTTTCTTATCAAGCACTAAAGGAGATAATAGATATATTAGCTTTCTTGTCAAGTATCCAGATTTAGCTGTATTCTCTGCAGTATCTATCAATCCCTTTCTACCACCATAAGCACTAATGAAGTATTCTTCTGGTGTTAATCCTTGGATCAAAGAGCTTTTGATTTCTTTTGGTATAATTCTGCCAGTTATATCAGATATAAAGCCTTTAGATACAGCTATTTGTTTCAATTGATCCCAAGAACCCCTAGCCCCAGATGTAATCATCTCAGTTGCATTATTCTGAGGTGGATTCTGTGGATCTTCAATTATAAAATCATTTAATGATAATGTTGAATGACTATTTTCAAATCCAATCCTGCATAGCTTATCAACCATAGTCAACCATTCATTCTTTAATAGTTTCTTTTCCAATGTAGTGATCAATGTGTCTATATGTTTCTTATCAAAGACTGTATTAAATAATGAAAATATAGCTTTGTTATTGTGAAATCTTTTGGGTATAACTTCTTTAAATAGCTCAACTCTTTCTGGTGTGGTAAGTTCTCCCAGAAATTCTATTTTTAAATCATCACTTACATCATATGTCAGTTTGTGCAATCCTAATACCATATCTTGCTTAAATCTGAGACTAATACTGCCATTGCTTGGCAATTTAATATTATTATCAACCCACATCTTGGATTTGGCTTCAGGTTTAGAAAGTGTATGTGTTGCATATACTGCCATCTGATCACCATCAAAGTCTGCATTATATACTTCTGTTATAAGTGGATGTATAACAATAACATCATCATCTATGATATCATATATCTTCATAGATTGAATAGATCCTTTATGAAGAGTTGGTTGTCTATTTATTAATACATAATCACCAATAAACTTCTCTTTCAGTACTTTCTTTATAATTGGTTGCAATTCTTCTTTATTATAATCTAATAACACTTGAAGAGGAGTTAACTGTGTCTGTTCTGATATGATTGGTATTACATTTGGTTTATATACTTCTTTTGCTATCTTATAAGGTATCTTGCAATAACCAATTGGCATATTTCCACCATCTACAGTAATAACTGCTCTACCACTATAATCTATTCTTTTGCCCAATACATATGATCTGAGAAATCCACTTTTACGTTCAAACTTGCCCAACAATGTATCAAACAAAGTATTGAGATCTTTTTGCAGTGCAACATGTGTATATTCTGGTATAAATGGTGAAGATTTCATATTGCTTATTCTTCTTATTATTCTTAGATAATACTCATTGATCTCATCAATAAAATATTGTCTGGATGTACCACCCATTGATATTGGCCTAGTATCTGGTG